AAAATAATTAAAAAATTTACAATATTAATTAATAAAGTAATTTTAAATGGTTCAGAAAAAGAAAATATTAGTAAAACTTTAAGCTATCTAAATAAAGATATTGGTAATAAAGATATTTTACTTAAAGAGTTTAAAGAGTATAATACACAAGTAGACTCACTTAACAATACTTCTTTCGTAAAAACCTACCCGGAATTAGCAGAATGGTACGAGAAAATATAATAAATTATTTAGGAATTCCACACTCTTATGAATCAGGACTAAACTGCATAACAATTATCCATGAGTTCTTTAAAAAAGAGTTAGGCATAGACTGTATTAAAGAATTAGTTCCTTCTAACATAACTAATGCTCGTTGGATGAAACAAATAACTCTTGAAGATATTGATACCTGGGCATTAAAACACGGAATAAAAGTTCCGTTGACAGAGTTACAAGATTGTGATGTAATATTATTTAAATCACCAAGGTTAAATTTTCCAATTCATTTTGGTATGTTTATGTTGCCTTATAATATGTTACATTTAGAAGAGGGGAATTACTCAAAATATGAGCACATTAGCTCTAACTGGTCAGAGTGTATCTACGCAGCCTATAGACATAAGTCCTTGGTATAAAAAATATCTTGGACTACCTTATTTACACTTAGGCACCTCTACTAAAACAGGAATAGATTGTTTCAATCTTTGTAGATTAATTTACAAGGAACAACTAGGTATTGACATACCATATACTACTTCAGATTTTTGTAATATTGTTGATGAAGATTGGTATTCAAAAACTACTGAACAATGGATGCATAAAGCAGCTACAACGGAATTTGGGTGGAAATCGGTAACTTCTCCACAGAAATATGATATAGTTTTAATGAGTATTGGCTCTACTAATGTTACTAACCATTGTGCTTTATATGTAGGCGATAATAAAATTTTACAAATTATGATAGATCATACCAGCTGGATTGCTCCCTACGGTCGCTGGTATAAACAATACACAACAGGAATAGTTAGATGGATAAATATGCCGAATTAAAACAAGAGTTAGGAAAACACTCACTTAGAGATTATCCTAGAGAAGCGTGTGGTTTAATTTTAAAAGACTTTAGTTATGTTCCCTGCTTAAATTTAAGTAGTGAACCTACTTTAAGTTTTATTTTAGATCCTGGTGCTTTAATTCAGTATGATGAACAGATTTGGGGAATTTTTCACTCACATCCAGGTGATGATAATCCGATTCCAAGTAAAGAAGATAAAATTGGGGCTGCTTTCCAAGAGTATAAATTTTTGGTTGGTTTCGGCGAGAAATTTTTTATATACTGGTATGATAATAAGGTAAATGCTTTAAAATTTGATCGGTTTGAGGAAAAACATCTTGAAGGTTAATGTAAAATTTCATTCTGCCTATAAAAAATATTTTGAACAAGATAGTTATGAAGTTGACATAACTACCTATTCAGATATTATGCTATATCTTAAAGGAGTGCATCCACGCTTTGCTAATTATCTTCGTAGAATTGAAATAGGTGAAATAGAAGAGTGTGTAGGCTTAGTAGATCAAAAATTTAATTGTATTACTTCTGACATACAAAATGTAAAACGTCCTAAACAGGGAGAAACTATTTATATTACCCCTATTATTGCTGGAGGTGGCGGTAAAGGAGGAATGATTGTTATGGCGATAGCCTTAATTGCTATTGCTATTGCTGTGCCTTATTCTATAGGCTACGCTGCGCAAATGGCACAAATACAAGCTATTGCAGGCACCACAGCAGGTGCAGCAGTAGGAAGTTTTACTACTGTAATGTCAGCATGCTTTGCAGTAATGGGATCTTTTATGACATCACTGATGGTAGGTATTGGTATGATGGGATTAAATATGTTAATATCTGCTTTTACCTCAAAACCTAAAAATCCTGTTTCTGGTTCTCCAGATTCAGCGGCAAGAACAGAAAATAACATGTTCGGAGCACTGCGAAACGCAACAGAGGCGGGTGCTCCTATACCTTTACACTATGGAATGACACGAGTATCTGGGCAATTTGTAAGCGGTTATTTACATACAACACAACACGGAAAAGGTAATGATCCTTCCGTTCAATCTATATTTCAAGCTAATCAAACTCCAAATGCTATTTTAGATGAGGCGGCTTAGATGCAGATAGAACTTCGTATACATTCATCTTACAAACCTTATTTTGGTCAAAGATCTTATAGCCTTGAAGTAATTGACTTTGAAGATATACATTTATATTTACGAAATTTACATCCAAAATTTGATGCGTATTTAAAGGCTGTTCAACGAAAAGATACTGAAGAAGCAGTTTGTTTAGTAGACTCTACTTTTAGAACGTTAGACTATAACACTAAACAAATGAAAAAAATAAAAGATGGCGATGTATATTATGTAGCTCCTATGATTGTAGGAGGAGGCGGCAAACGTGGTTTTATTGCTATTGCAGCTTTTGCTGTTTTAGCTTATGCTACAGGAGGTTTTGGTTTGATGGCAGCTAACCCATCTACCGCTGTTGTAATGGGAGGAGCAGACGCTGTTGGCGCCGTCGGAGCTGAAGCAGCAGTGGTTTCAGGAAGCCAAGCAAGCGCAAGTATATTTGGAAGTCTAGGAACAGCCGTTTCGAATATGCCTACTTTTTTAAAATCTATTATTGGTAACTTAGCTATAAGCTTTATAACTTCGTTATTTACTAAAAAACCTAAGTCTCCTGTTGCGGCTACTCCCGACTCGGCGGCAAGAACAGAAAATAATATGTTTAATTCTTTACAAAACTCAACAGAGTCAGGAACACCTATAGCACTAAATTATGGAATGACACGAGTATCAGGGCAGTTTGTTAGTGGTTATCTTCACACCACTGCTCACGGTAAAGGTAATGATCCTGCGGTGCAATCGTTGTTTCAAGCAAATCATACTCCAAATGCTATTTTAGATGAGGCAGCCTAATGAGCGTTATTAGACATTATAATTCATATAAAGGTAGACGAATTCCTTATATTGTAGGAGCTAAAGGTGGCTGTTTTCCTGCGGGAACTGCCATAACAATGGCAGATGGTAGTACTAAACCGATTGAAGATATTAAAAATTTAGATGTTGTGCTTGCCTTTAATAAAAACGGTGTTCTTAGCCCTGCCACGGTGAGTGAGACTTTTTATCACGAAAACGATGAGTTTATTACAATTAAACACTGGGCAGGAGAGTTTACTGTAACCCCTAATCATTGGATTTTAGCCGATTCAGGACTATTTTTAGAGGCAGGTCAGCTTACTACAAAAGATCAAGTAGTTACTAAAGATGGGCAAATTTCTCCTATTGAAAGTATTGAGCCTGCGGGTAGCGGTTCTAGTTATAATTTTACTGTAAGTAAAGCACATACTTATATTGCTAATGATGTACGCGTGCATAATAAAGGTGGGGGAAAAGGGGGAGGTACTACTCATACTCCTGTTGAAGCTGAAAATAATTTATTCTCTACTGATATTTTATTTGTTACTAATGCTGTTGGAGAAGGTCCTGTATATAGAATTAATCCTAACGGGCCTCAAGACATTGAAATTCAAGACGGCGGTATTGATGATTTAATTAATCTAGACGGAGATGGACGAGAAAATACAGAGAAATTTAAAACTATTTCAAATACAGGAACCGTAACTCAATCACCTCTTCGAGTATTTGGAGAAGAAATTGTAACTCCCCAAAACTTTCAATCTCCTGTTAGATTGAAAAAGGGTAATGTTGCTGGAATACCAAAATCCTCAGTTGAGTTACAAGATACAAGTGCTGATGATTGGGATGCTCTTCGCTTTTCTTTTACACTAAACTCTTTATTGACACAAGCCACTAACGGAGATATTAACGGACACTCTATTTCCTTGCGTATTCGTATATTTAACAGAGCTGGAACAGAAACTATTGCTGATACAGGAGATGAGGATACAGTAACTGCTGGAAACGCTACTATTTCTGGAAAAACAAACACTCCATTTAAATTTACTATTACTGTTTTGATTCCTGAAGAAAAAAGGTCTACTGATGGATATAAATTTACTGTAGAAAAAACTTCTGGTGACTCAGAAAAATCTACTATTTCCGAAGAAATTCAATTAAGTGGCTGGTTTGAAATTAAATATAAAAGACAAGCGTATCCAAGAACTGCTCATATTGGTTATGCTATTAAAGCACATTCTGAATATACAGGAGGCGTGCCTAACTTTACTTCTTTAATAAAAGGATTGCTAGTAAAGGTTCCCTCAAACTATAATCAACCTATCTTAGAAACAGGAGAGATAGATTGGAGAGAATTAGAACTTCCAGAAACAGGTACAGCTGAAATTGACGGTGTTTCTGGAGTACAAATTGGCTATACTCAAAGAGGCTACAGATTACAACAATCAGGACTAACTGTTCAAACCAGTGCTAACCCTGTTATTTATAAAGGTGTGTGGGACGGAACTTTTATCTATGCTTGGTCTCAAAACCCTGTTTGGATTACTTATGATATATTAACTAATAAAACATATGGTTTAGGGATTGCAGAAGAAAATATTGATAAATTTAAATTTTATCAAGTTGCTCAATATTGCGATGCTTGTAACGTAATTACAGGAGCTTTTGAGGGCATAGATTCTTTAGCAGACGGTACTTTTAGACATAAACCAAGAGGATTATTTACAGATAGTAGAGAAAATCAATTTGGTTTGTCATCTTTTATTAAGATTAAAGAAAGACGTTTTATTTGTGACTGTACTATTGTTGATCAATCTCAAGCAATGGATACTATTAACCAAATAACATCAATTTTTAGAGGAGCGTTAGTTTATTCTGGGGGTAAAATTACTCTTGCAGTTGATATGCCTAATGAAATTCCTGTAGCAGTATTTAATGAATCTAATATTAAAGACGGCAGTTTTCAAATAAGCGGTATTAAAGAGAGTGATATTTTAACAGGTGTAGATGTATCGTATATTGACCCTACTAACCACTTTAAACGAGAAGTAGTTCGTATTGACACTACAGATAGAAATGATGGTGTGCAAAAATCAGAAAT